CTAGCCAGTCTGTTAACATCTCTGGTACATCTGGTGCAACATCAGCTGGTGGTACAGTGGCTAACCACACACTCGCTACTGCTAGAATACCAGCTCACACCCACACAGTCACAGGATACACTGGTGGTAAGCAGGGCGGTGGGTTACAAACAGGGCCCATTCAAAGTGTACAGAATTTTAATTCGGGAAGCACAGGCGGTGGTGGCGCTCACAGCCACGGATTTACAGGTGAATCACACACCCACACTGTTTCAGGTAGCGACACAATTGATTTAGCTGTAAAATATCTAGATGTTATAACAGCGACTAAGGATTAATAATGCAATTACCTAAAGGTGAACACTGTCCATTAATAAACAAAAAGTGTATGGGCTTGAAGTGCATGTGGTTTACTAAGTTACAAGGTACAGATATGAACACAGGGAAAGAGGTAGATGAGTATGCCTGTGCAGTAACATGGCTACCCATGTTATTAGTAGAGAACTCTGGCATGCAGAGACAGACAGGGGCCGCAGTTGAATCATTCAGAAATGAAATGGTAAAGGCAAATGAAAACAGTGTGAAGTTATTAGCAGAATCAGCCAAGATTAAAATAGGAGCAAAGTAGAATGGCACGCATAACAATAATTGCAGAAGATCAATGTGTATATAAAGATCATATATCTATAGAGGGATTAGATTTATCATCATGCAACATACCACCTAACGTTACTGCTCTACAATGGGATGGTAACACAGGTCATATTGAGTTAAATGATTTAAGTAATCAAGATATTACTGAGTTACCAGAATGGGCTAATGCTGCTATTGATTTATTTGAAGCACACTATGTTGACCCTGAGTTAGCAGTGCCATCAGCTGAATCTTATTATCTTGAGCAAGAATATTGGAATGATTATCCAGCTGCTTATTTGCCAGACATTCAAGAGTTTATCAACCAGCAACATACTGGTGTTAAGTTGGCTGTTGCATATAAACATAACAATCCAGATAAAGATCCTGTGGGTGTATTCATGATTGGTGTTTCTACTGGAGCATCTGGTTTGTCAGGATCAATTGAGTGTGTGCAAAAAGCTGAAGCAATGGGACTGCCATTATTCTCTGACATCACTAAAAAATGGCAAGCTGGATTTGAAGAATTTGCAGAGCAACAAGGATGGGTTATATGGAGAGATCCAGATAATCTTTACAACAGTGGTTATAGACCATATACATTAGACATAGCTAAGGCCCGTAAGAAAAGAATTATTAATCGAGATAGAGACAGTGTCATTAATCAAGGATATAATGATGGTGTTAATACTTGGGATATCGATCCAGATAGTATGACTAATATGACAGCAAAGTCTTTACATGTATCTGATACAGATGAAGTAGTATGGCGCACTAAAGATAATGCAAATGTGACAATGACAGGCGCTCAGTTTAAAACAATTGTTGCAGATGCTACAAATCATATAGATCAAGTGTATGCAAACTCATGGACAAGGAAAGAGAACGTAGATGCAGCAAGTTATTTCACAGAGGTGGACGCAGCTTAAACAAACTTTACATACAAATAAGTTTCGCATCTTCTTAAGCCTAACGTATTCGCTAGGCTTTTTGTCTTTGTGCTTGTTGCCTTATGTAAGTTTATGGTGGTTAGTTGCAGCAATTGTGTGGTGCAAGATCATTGAGTTGTTTGGTCATCATATTGGAATGCACAGATACTTTAGTCACAGATCTTTTCAGACACAGGCTTGGAAAGAAAAGTTCTTAGCATGCATGAGCATATTGCTTGGTATTGGTAGTCCATTATCTTATGTGCGTAATCACAGGCATCATCATAGGACGTCTGATACCGCAGCAGATCCTCACACACCACACCACAATCATCCATTGTCTATCATGTTTGGACTGTGGCAGTTTAAAAGTTTATCTAAATTAGTAGGAGCTGGTGGTGCTATGCCAAGAGATCATATTGGTAACACGACACTACGTTATATACATGACAACTACTATAAGATATGGATGCTATTAACTATTGTAACTTTATTGATTAGTTGGAAAGTAACCTTATACTTATTGTTTTTACCTACACTAATCTATTACATTGGCGCTGGCACATTTGTAAACTGGGGATGTCATTGTCAAAAACATAAGAACAAAAAGACAAAAGACAATAGCTGTAATAATACATTATCTCACTATTGGACGATGGGGGAAGGATTACATAACAATCACCATGCTGATCCTTCAAAGTATGACATAAGGTTTACCAAGGATGAACCTATTGATATTACTGGAGTAGTAATAAGAAGATGTTTTCTAAAATAATACAGAAGCAATCTATCACTTATCCTGGATCCAAGACTCCAGCAATAGTAAGGTATTCTTTATTTGGATTGATAGATCGTATAGCAATCAATGTGATTCATGCGACTGAAGAGTATATTCAAAACTCAGGGGATGAGATTGCATACCATTCACACAGAGAAAACTTTGTAGCTATAGTATTATGGGGCAGCTATAAAGACACTCGATTAATTGATGGCCAAGGTGTAGTCAGAATACTTAAACCATTCTCTATCAACATAATGAAGCACACTGACTTGCATAACCTGGAAGTATTAACTCCAAAAGTATATACGTTATTCTTTAGATCCAAGCCTAGACGTAAGTTTGCTACATGGTATACTAAAAAGACAGGTGAGATTCATGAGATTAAATACTGGATGCTCAAGGGATTTGACACTAAGAAATTAAGGAAGATGTTTAATGAAATGTCTAACAATTAATAATAAAAACATATACATTATAGACAATTTGTTTAGCACCGAGTTTCATAATGACTTATATACATATGTATCTAGAATGAATAATTATAGGATGGGTTTTGAAGATACAGATCTGATAGAGCGTGCTGCGCATAAGTATTATACTGCTGACTTTGGAGAAGAGCATTTAGAGAAAACAAACTTTTTTACAGAGTTAGATAAGAATGTTGCGTTAAAAGAATTTCTTGGTAATAAGCAATTACTTAGATCGACTATCAATACATCAACTGCATCTCAAGTAAACTTTCCTCATACACACTATAAGCAATGGTCGCTAATATATTATATCAATCCAGACTGGAAGCCTGAATGGGCTGGTGAGACATTGTTTTACAATGATACCTTATCTGAAATTATACTTGCATCTATTTATAAACCAAATCGTTGTATTGTGTTTGATGGATCTATTCCTCATTCTATACGATGCCAATCTACAATTGCACCTAATTACAGATATAGCTTAGCGATGTTCTTTGACAAATGATTGCTATTAAAGACAATGTGTTATCTCAAGCAGACCTGGCCATTATACAAGAGTTATACTTTTGCAATAAACCTAATTACGATACCAGCTGGATTAACAAGTCAGATATACCAGCTTGGTTTAACGCAATAGTAAATGAAGCGAGTAAATTTTTTAGCACAGAATCTCATGTTGGTGTTGAGTGGTGGACACAGAACAACGGATCATTGCCATCTAAGGGATGGCATTATGACTTAGACGAACGCTTATGGCAAGAGCAACATAAAATCTCTACACCAATATGTTCAATTATATTCTATCCCTTGATTGAAAACCTACAAGGTGGTCAGTTTAAGACAGAGTCATGCATCATTACACCTCAGACAAATAGAATGATTGTGATGGCTCCAGGCACATTACATACAGTCTCTGAATACACTGGAACACGCTGGTCATTATTGATTAATCCTTGGAATTATGCTATAGTTGTATGAACTATCGCCAGGATTTATGATGACACCAGATGAAAAGCTAGCAGCCCACGAGAAGTTATGTGCAGAACGATATGCAACATTGCACTATCGCCTCGATCGTTTAGAAGCCATGCTTAACAAGTTAATCTGGGGATGCATGGCTGGCTTCGGTGCCGTCGTCATCTCTGTTATCATAGGTAAGATGTAATGCTATCCAGAATATGTCAATTACTAAGAAGAGGAATACAAAATGTGGATGATTTATATACTCATAGTTATCTTGATACTCGTGGCCTACGAAGTTATCCGAAAGCCAGTCATAAACCAAAGCAAGAGTGTCCTTATAAAATTGAGCGATTGGTTGAAGGCGATTGCGTCTAAATAATGTGGGGTCCCATCATATCAGTCGTCAGTTCTGTCCTAGATAAAGTCATACCCGATAACAACGCCAAAGAGAAAGCAAAAGCAGACATTGAAAAAGCTCTTATCGACAACGCAGCACAGATTAATATCGCTCAGGCTGAGACGAATAAGATCGAAGCTAATCATCGCAGTGTGTTTATTGCTGGTTGGCGTCCTTTCCTCGGGTGGGTGTGCGGTATTGGTTTTGCTTGGATATTTGTGCTTAACCCGATATTTCAATGGGGGTTAGCTTTATACGGCATCAATGCTGTATTACCTCAACTACAAACAGATGTACTGATGGAACTGACTATTGCACTGCTTGGTCTTGCGGGACTACGTTCTTGGGAAAAGGCTAAGGGCATAACGAAGTGAAGTTATCAGAACACTTTACCCTAGAAGAAATGACTAGGAGCCAAACTGCTTCGCGTCATGGTATAATAAATAAACCCAACGACATGCAGTTGGAGAACTTAAAAACATTAGCGAAGGGAATGGAACTTGTTAGGACTAAGCTTGATAGTTTGCCTATTATTGTTAGTAGTGGCTTTAGGTGTGAGGCTCTCAATGATATGCTCGGATCTAAAAGAACAAGCCAGCATATTCGAGGTCTTGCTTGTGATTTTACTTGTGATCGTTATGCTCATGTTACTCGAGTATTTGAGGTTATCGCTGAATCATCTATACCTTTTGATCAGTTAATCCTAGAGTATGATGCATGGGTACACATCTCATTTCCAGAAGAAGGCACCGAACCTCGCAGACAGGTATTGGTAATCGATCGTGAAGGCGCAAGGTTTTATAACTCATAGTTTCATTGAGCATCTTTACAATACATTTCGTATTCATAAACCATTCCAAGACTTTCCTGATAGCGTTGATGTTGAGTTTGAAATTGTCTACAATCATGATTGCATCGGAGAGTACACTCCTGAACCGCACCGCATACTCATATCGACCAAGTATTGTAAGACCCTCGAAGCTGTTATCTATACCGTACTGCATGAGATGATTCACATGCGTATGTATTTAGATAATCCAAAGTCTGAAGAATACATAGAACACAATCAGAAGTTTGATGCCTACAACAAACAAGTCTGCGCCATGTACTTCCTTGACCCACAAGAGCTTTAATATATAATAGATATAACAAATAACATGGAACTTAATTATGAGTTACAAGTCAGTACTGGTTATATCAGATTTGCATATTCCTTATCATCATCCTGATGCATTTGATTTCTTAAAAGCTCTCAAGAAAAAGTACAAGCCAGATCTCGTTGTCAATATTGGTGATGAATGTGATCAGCATGCCCTCAGTTTTCATAACCATCACCCTGACTTGAAGTCACCAGGTGATGAGCTACGTGCAGCGAGAAAGTATGTCAAAGAATTGGAACAAATTTTTCCTGAGATGACCCTGGTACACTCCAACCATTCATCATTGATTTATAGACGTGCCGTAGCACATGGCCTGAGTCTTGAGTATCTAAAAACTTATAATGAGTTCTTACAAGTGGGACCTGGATGGAAGTGGGTAGATGATTTACATGTTACTTTATCTGATGGTGAAAAATGTTTCTTTACTCATGGCATGTCCGCGAAGGTATTGGGCGTCTCAATGCAATACGGGTGCAATGTAGTCCAGGGCCATTATCATTCTAAGTTTAGTATTGAATACTTTAGTAATCCTGACAAGCTAGTCTGGGGTATGCAGACTGGATGCTTGATCAATCAGAAAGAACTTGCATTTGAATATGCAAAGAATTTTAAGTCACGATTCATCATCGGCTGTGGT